CAACGTGCCGGTTAGCGTGGCGCTAACAGAAGTACCAACGGACGTGATCCATCCGGCCTGTTGCAGGGCAACATACGTGCTGCCGGTAGTGCCGCCGCCGTTCAATGTATTAATGGCTGCAGTACCGCCGCCAAATCCCGTTTGGCCCCCGCGCGCCCGAAGATACGTCCCAAAGGTGGTGTCGCCGCCGGCAACACCGTCATTGCCGCTTGTGCTATCGACGGCAACGGCCGCGCCACCCGCGCCGCCCGCGCCAATCGTAACGCTGACCGGGCTGGAAATGTCAGCAGCGAGGAACACTTTGGTTACAGGAAGGCCGGAGCCGCCGCCCGAGCCGCCCGAGCGCGCCGATCCAGCGGCGCCGCGTCGGCCAGAACCGCCGCCCGCGCCGCCCCCCCAAAGCGTCACTTCCAAACGCGTAGCACCGGCGGGGACAGTGTAACTCGTCACGCCCGCCGCTGTGATCGTGGTCGCCGCGGGCGGGCGGGGCGTGTCCGGGCACGTAACGCCGTAACCCACACCTTCAACCGGGGGCGCCATTTAGGTATGCCCCACGGCTTGCCAGCCCTTCATATGCACCGACGTTCCCGATCCCGTAACCACGAGTCGGAGTGCGCTGATAGGCTTGCAATAGTTACCGTCCGTCGACGCCGTGACGCTGCTCACATCGCCGTTGATGAACCATTCGAAGTCGCCGGGATTGACCGAATCACCGTAGAGATCGGCAAAGGTGTGTTGCACCGAATAGGTTGGCGACCCCGTTTTGATGGCGCATCCAAAGCCAATCTGAAATGGATTGGCGAGCCAATCGCACGGCCACATCTGGGAATAGCCCGTGGCTTCCCAGCCCACTTCAACGCTTGTGGCCGCTCCACTCACGGCAACGCGCGTCACAGTGCCAAAGCCATCGACGCTTTTTGTCGTGGCATTTGGACCCGCCGTTGAAATCGACATCGGCGTCGTCGATCCGGGGGCCGTGCCATAGATCGTGAACGTAACGCCGGACATATTGCCCGGCGCGTACAGCGTCACAAGCTGCCCAACGCCGGGCAGCGTGACGGTGGACGAGACAAGCGTAAGGTCGCCCGCGCCGGACGGCGATTGCGACGCGGCAATTCCGTCACGGTCTGCCGCCGAAACCGTGACCGTCTTATCGAAGCCCACAGGCATAGAAGCCTCCTCTTAGCGGGCTGAAGCGCAGTAAATCCAGTCGATGGTCAGGAGCCGGGCGTTGGCGTCGCCGTTGCCTACGGCAATCGTTGGCGCCAAAAGCGCACTCGGCCCCAGCGTACCGGCCGTCAACTGCACCGCTGAGTCGTTGAGGTAGAAGCGCCACACGCCAAGGTCGGCGGTGTAGACCATCGCCACCTCAAAGAACGTGTCGGCCGTGATCGACGCGCCCGTGATGGTGCCCGTCACGTTGGCGCTGCTGATCGCCACATAGCCGGACGGGTTGGCCGTCGCGCCGGTCTTGCTGATAAACACACCGTTGGCCGGAAGGCTGGCAATCGGGCTCGTGTCCGCGACCGCAAGACCCACAGTGAACGACGCCAGCGTCGCGTCATCAACCTTGAAGCGCGCCCCAACGAACATGTCTTTGCTGGACGAATATTGAAACAGCGGGCGCACAGAGCCCGTACCGCCCGCGAACTGCAGGCTGTTGATGTCGGAAGCGCCGCCCGTGTTTTGAAGCGCCAGAAGGCCGCTTGCGCCAGCCGCAACGGCCTGCGTTGCGCCGGAATCGGTTTCCGTCACAACCCAATCAGCCGCCGTGTAGGTGCTGAAGTCGTTGAAATACTCAAAGTAGGTCGTCGGACGCGTGCGCTGAAGGTCCTGAAACATCGATCCCACTTGAGCGTTTGTAACGCCAGCGGGAAACCGGGTGGTGGTCATTTTTCAATCTCCGAAACCGATGGCGAAATCAAACCGGGAGGAGACACAGGAAGCAGGGTAGCCTCCTCCCGGCTTGTGCCTGTGCGCCATGGCCTAACGCACAGGCAAAGGATCGAGAGGGGCGCTATTAAGCGCCCGGCGTCCCGTAGACCGTGCGCCAGTTGGTCCAGCCCACATCCCAACGCGACGTGCACTTGTAGCGCATCGTGTCGGTGTTGAAGTCGCCTTCCATCGAACGCTGCGCCATGCGGCGGGTGATGAACTGCAGGCCCATCTTCTCGTCCGTCTTGACCCACCAAGCGGTGGCCGACGTGAGGCGGGTGATCACCTCGTATCCGTCCGGCAGCGCCTTGGTGGACAGGATCGGGTTGATGTCGTTGTTCGCGTTGCCGGTAACAAGCGCCGACTTCGTGATGATTTCGGCCTGCCACTCGTTTTCGGGAGCGACCAGCAGCTTGCGCGGCGTGATGCGGACGCGCTTCTGGTCGTTGTCCTGCGCCTTGCGGATTTGCGTCAGCATGGACTGAAGCGAAGTCTGCGAAAGCGCCGCCGGAGTGGTCAGAAGGTTGCTCTGCGTGCCGCCGACGACCGGATGGGCATTCGAGCAAAGCGGCTGACCGTCGCCACCAAGGTACGCGCTGTTGAACGCACGGTTGAGCACGTTGGCCGATTCCGTCTCTTCGGTTTCGGACATCGCCTGACCCATCTGCTCGGAATAGATGCGACCCATCGAAATGTGGTCGCCGTCCTCCACGAGCACCTTGGTCATGCCAAAGGCCACACCGAACTGGCGGAAGTAATAGGTCTTGTTGAAGACCACACCGCCGCTCTTGTACGTGACCGGGCCACCTTCGCCCATCGCGGGCGCGGCGCCAAGACCGTACATGACGGGCTCCATCTGATACGCCCGCTTAATGCCGGGCTTCACCCGCATATACTCGCGGAACTCCTTGCGGAGGTCGTACACGCCGTCGAAATGTTCGCTCAGGATCGGTTCCACAATGATGCGGAATTGAGCGGAATTCATAGGAGTTGCCATAGGGGCCTCTCAAAATCTCTTGTCGTCCTACGGAGCTTACTTAGGGAGCCCGCACGTCCCATTAAGGAAGAGGAGAGGCGGTCTCCCGCCTCTCCGAAACTTTAGGCTACGGGACCCTGAATGGTGCCGGCCTTCACGCGGACGATGGGGTAAGCGTCGCCCCAAGCGTTGTTGGCGTACGGGGCGAGACCCGTCACGATGAAGGTGCCGGGCGTCGCGCCCGTGGTCGTCGCGTTGAGCGACTGATTCGAGATGCCGGTGTAAACCGATCCGCCCGCCGCCGTGGCAAGGTTGATCGCTTCGCCGATGATGGACGAGGCAGCGGTGCCGTTAAGCTGCGCCTCGAATTCGGCCAGCCCGTCGTTCGGCGCAATCCACGCCGTCATTTCGGTGTTGGCATCGTAGGTCTGACCGGCAGGCCAATACGGCAGGATGAACGGGCGGTTGTTCGAAATGAACTGGCAGCCCATGAAAATACCGATGAACGAGTCGGCGCCCGTCGCGGTGGCGACAAGAGTACCGTCCGTGGTCAGCTTGACCGGCGTGCCCGTGTAGAGGCCAGTGCCGTAGGCCGACGCGATCTTGTAGCTGGTACGCATCCGGATGTCGCCGGACGGATGATAAACCGGGCTCACGCCAAACGGTGCAGCGGTAGCAGTCATAGGTATCCCCTCCAAAGGGAATGCGTGTCGATTTGGGATTTTCCGCGAGGGGCATCGTCAACCTTCCTGCCGGGAAGGGACAACATCGCCCAAGGCTTGCAAGGAAGCCCAAACGCTACAGGTTACACTACGTCCCGTCTCAAGCGTCCCTGAGACATCGCGCAACGCCTTCCTGTGGCGAGGGCTCCACGCTGGCAAGCGGGGAACACTAGGGATAGTACGTGAAAGGTTGCCGCCGTCAACAAGAAAAAGGCCCCGGAACGAAAATTCCGGGGCCTTCTCATTGCGGGCTGGATGCTACCCGGCTAATCGGCGTGACCCGAGGCAGGATTTGAACCTGCATACATAGGCGCTAGGAGCCATCCGCCCTTGCTAAACCGGTCAGCTACTCGGGACTACACCGCTGCAACCCACGCCGTCCGCAGGTTAACCTGTGATGCCTTTGACGGCCCACATAACTGATTGCTCCGCGTTGGTCTTGGCAAGCGCCGTCTCCCGTCCCGGCTGACAATACTTGTCAAGCGTTTCGAGAAACGCCAATCCGGCGTCCTTGACCGCCTTCATGGCAAGTTTTTCGGGCTCGCTAAGGACCCGATATTCGTGACGAACAACGTTGTTCGTCACCCGAGCGTCGGACGTGCTGTCCATGTCGATCCTTCCTATTACGTCTGAAACTGCTTCGGCGGCCTCACGTACTGTTTCAGCGTCTCCATACCCGGAGCCATAGAGATACGCGCGCCACGATCCGTGGGCTCTTCGCCGGCCGCCTGAAGCGACTCGTAAATGCCACGGGCCTGCTCCATCGGTTGATCGTGATGGAGTTCCCGCATGATCGCAATGAAATTCTCTTCGGGCGTTTCCATGGCGATCATCTCGCGCCACATGACGCAGCCGTTGTAAATGTGGCTGGCGTCCTTGACGGCGTACTCATCGGACCCCCAGCCTTCCGCCTTCACCTCGTCATAGGTGATGAAGCGGTAGCCCAGCCGGACGCGGCGCATGGGCGTGTCGTTGTTATGGGTCGTCGAAACCCAGCAACGATGTACGCCGTGCTTTCGCGGCAGGTTCGGCAACAGCGTGTCATCGAACACCGCGCGAATCTTGCGGCGCACTTCCGGATCGGTCGGACCAGCGGCGCGTTCCCAATCGGCGTTGCTGTAGGCCCGCTCGCCGCCGCGCACCTCGTCGAATTCCCCATCGCGCGAAACAAGCCGCTCGTCGCTCTCGCGCACGGTAGCGGCACGGTGCATTCGATCCTGTGCCTCGCGGCGCTGCTGCTCTGCCAGTGCCGACTCGACGGCGGTCGCCTGACTGAGGTCCGGCGCGTTCGGCGGGTTGGGGACGCCGGGACGGAGCGGCGCGCGGGCGGTGCCCTTGTTCTCGTCTGCCATGATCTTCTCCTATCGAGCGTTGCGGAGCGCAGCCGCGCCCTTGCGCCATGCGGTGATAATGCGGCCCTTGCGGGCCATGTCGGAGGCCGAAAGGTTCGGCTCCATCAAGCCCTCCTCTTCCAACAGGGCAACTTGCGCCCGGCTGAGAGAGAATACCGGCTTGCCGGGGCCGCGCGCGGTGCGTACGACCCCGGTCGGCGGAAGGTTCGGCTCGCGCCGTGTCGGCCGCTGTTCCTGCCGCGCGGGGCGTTCTTCCTCCTCCCCGTCGTCATTGTCGGCCTGTTGTTGTCGACGTGGAGGCGCCTTCTGGACGCCAAGCCCCGCTTCCCTGCACCGCTTTTCGAATTCGATCCAGTAAGCCGGCGTGTGCGGCTGGTAGCCGTCCGTCGCCACTTCTTCGTCAATCGTGCGGGCCATGCGGCTGTCACGGTCCGTGCCCTGCGGGTCGAACCACTGATTTCGATCCAGAAAGCGGTTGCCCAACTGCTCGGCGCGTGCGGCAAGGTCCGGATTGACACGCGGCTGACCCTGTGAAGCCTGCTGCGTCGGCTGGCCGGGCATTCGCTGCTGTTGAAGGGTCGTTTCAAGGCGCTGGCGGGCACTGCGAAGCCCGTAAAGCGTCGTGACGGCCTCATCCCGCTGTTTCTGAATGGCGGCAAACGCCTTGCCGTCATTGTTCTCGATAGCCACCGCCAAAAGGCGGTCGGCTTCCTCCACGGCGGCGGTGGCCGATTGAATGCGCCCGTCGATGGTGCTGGCCGCAAGCTGCGCCTGCCCGGTGATGCCCTGCTGGACAAGGCCCTGCATCTGTTCAAGACGCTGGCGAAGTTCGGCAATCTCTTGCTGGCTCCGGTCGGCCATGACACGCCGCGAGCGATTGCGCCGCTGGCGCCGCGACGGCCCTTCGCGCTCGGATTCGCGACCCTCGCTATCGAGGTCGTAGGCTAGGCGGGCGTCTTCCTCGTCGCCCTCGTCTTCGCCGGTTTCGTCGTCGATCTCGACATCAACGTTCTTGTCCGCCTTGGCACGCTTGCCGGCGTTCTTGTCCTTGCCGCCGGTATCGTCCCAATCGTCTTCGTCCGGCTCGTCGTCGGCCGAAAGGGCGTGGCTCTCGTCGGCATCGCCAACTAGGACTTGATCATCCTCCAAGTCCTTGCCTTCGTCGTCGGGAAGGCGATAGTCCTGACCTTCCTTGAGACCCTTGTCGTCATCGTCTTCGGCGGCATTGGCGTTGCCGCGCGGCTGCTTTGCCATGTGTGAGCCCCCGCTCAGTGGTTAGAAACGGTCGATTCGTTGTTTCAGGATGTCGCTATAATCCAACATCGTGTCGCGTTGAGCGCGAAGAAGCCCGCGCTCCTCTGTCGGCAGCACATCGAAAGACGCGTTGCCGGAAATGAATTCCGCGAGCTTAACGATCTTCTCGTCAAGCTCGCGCTTCTCCGCGATCACGCGGTCTTGCCACGCTTTCACTACAGCAACGTCTTCACGGCCAGCGGATCGCCGATGACGACGCCCGTAACGTCCGTGTCGTTGATGGCGACGAAGAGTACTTCGTCTTCGATGCCTTCCGGCGTCTTGTAGGGAACGGCGATGCGGTCGCCGCCATACAGCGGGACGCGAATGAAATCGCCAACGTTGCACCAGTCGCCTTCGGGCCACGGCTCCAACGTGTTGCGGTTGCGGAAAGCCGCCGGCCCCATCGCGCGGACAATGGCGGTCTGCACCCGAAATTTCTCGTTATCCACAGTCTCATCGGGCAGGATCAACGACTTTCCGTTGGAAAGGGTCTTGACCTTCTTGGCCTGCCGGACCTGACACAGGATCAGCTTGCCCGCAGGGTAGTACGAAGGCGGCACGTCCGGAAAGGCAACCTTCATTTCTTCGGTGTAGGCTTTGCCCATGAGTTGAGCAACAGGCAGAATTTTCGGCGGTTCGGAACGCCCGACAGGGCGACCATTGATAACAGGCAGTACGGGTGCCATTAGAGTTCCCTTTCTCGCTGCTCCTCGCGGGCAGCGCTTGCTTCCAACTCGGCTTCTAAACGGTTTCTAATCGTCGCAACGGCGACCAAAAACCCATTGGCTCGGCCAAAGCCAAATTCGGATCGGTACTCGACCGATGGTCTCTCGACGAGTGCCAATCCTTCTTCCCGCACTTCGTCAAGAATGCGAAAGATAGCGTCCGGAGACAGCATGTGCCTAACGAGGCTTCACAGGCCCCCGCTTGATGGCCTTCTCATTGGCGGCCGGGAGCGACTCGCCAGCGGCAAGCGACTTGTGCGGCTTGATCGGCCCTGCAGGCATCTTGACTTTCGCCATGGCGAAATCTCCAAAAGAGGGAGGTTGCAACCTCCACATAAGCACAAAACCTAGTATGGCGCTACCCCAAAAACGCTACTTGCTGGGCTTTTTCACGCGCTCCGGAAGTTTCGCCTTGGCCTTTCCAGCCTTGACGAATTCCTTGCCTACTGATTGCGACACGCCTCCGAAACCGCCCTTGGTATGCGCGGCGGCCTGCATGAGACGTTCCTGAGACTTGCTCTTGATGGGCATGTTGAACTCCTTATGGGCCGGGATTGATGCCCGTACCCGTGCGTACATTCGATCCGGGGCCGCCACTTCCGGCCTTCTTCGCCGTCTCGACCTTGGTCTCATTGTTCATTTCGGTAATGGCAAGCGCGGTTTGGTTGTCCTCCGCGTTGGTCTCAAGCTTCACATCGTTTGCGTCCGCCGACACGGCGATGCGCTCGCGCTCAAGCTGTTCGTTTCGCTCGGCTTCAATACGGCGGTCTTCGGCTTCTTGATCCTTGCGGTCCTGTTCGCGGGCCTTGAACGCCGCTTCGATGGCCGTCTTTTCGTCATCGCGGGCATCCTTGCGCATTTGCGCCTCGCGGCGTGTCTGCAGGTCGATGACCTTGACATCGGCATCCCGCTTGTCCTTTTCCCGCTGGCGCTGCACGTCCTCCTGCGCCACCATGGACGGGTCCATGGGAGTCGGCGGGGCCAGTACCTTGAGAAGTTCGCGCGCCTCCGCAATGGCCGGCGGAACCTCGCCAAGCGCCTCTTTGGCGGCGGCAAGCACCTCGTCGTCGAGTTCGGCCATGAGGCGGTCAATCCCGAGTTCCGTCCCCTCGCCCATGAACGACTCCAGCGTCAAAGTCGGAATGCCGGTCTTGGCCCGCAAAGCCACCGTGGCGGCTTCAAGCATGGCGTCCGAATACCAGAGCGCCAGATGTTCGCCCAAATGATCGATGATCTTGGGGATGAACTTCGGGGCAAGCGCGATGCTCGATCCGAATTCCGGTGACTTGAGGTACGCCACATGGACCGTGATATGGGCCTCGTGGTCCTGTCCCGGAAACGCCTTGAGCGGCGCTCCCTGCGATGCCGCCACGTTTTCCGCGACCGCGTTCATGCGCTGCGGCTTGGGAATCTTCACAAGGAACTTGTCTGGGTCGGTGACGCCATATTGCCGCAAGAAATGCTCTTCGGCCGCCCGCACGTCATAGACCATGGGCAGCTTTTCGGCACGCATGGCAACCGTCTGCGCCATGGCCTTGCGCTGCAGGTCCGAAAAGATACGTGGGTCGCTGACCGGAATAACCTGCATCGGGCCGGCGAAGTCCGCCGCACTCACGGTTAACTCGCCCTGCGAATCAATAACGGTCTGATCCGTCAACGTGTCCTGATTGATCTGGTAAAGACCCTTCAGAAACAGCCGCATGGAGCGATGCAGACGACTATGCACCGAGCCGAAGTTCTTGAGCCCTTGCTCAATGAACATCTGCGCCGTACCAACCGGCGTTTCGCCCGAAAACTTGTCGAATTCATCGAAGGTGGTTCGCACCACACCGCGCCCGGCCTCCACAAGGAAGCCGAGAAGCTGGAACAACACGGGGCTCGGCGCGTTGAACACCGTGGGCATGAACGTCTTGCGGATGTCGTCTTGATTGAGCGATCCCGCGATTTCGGTAATCTCGCCCACGCGCGGTTGCATGTTCTGACCGCCCGAAGTGGCACCGCCCTTCAGCTTCAATCCGGTCTGCGAATTGTTGAGCATCGCGGCGTCAAGCAGAGCCCGCATCGATCCGGTGGCCGCGCCCGTAAGCGAGCCAATCATGTGCGTCAAGCCGACCGGATAGCCGCCGCGCCACGGCCAGAAAGGCCACTCGATCAAGAACGGCAAGCGCGTCCTGTTGGCGTCGCCCTCTCGCCAG